GAACTAACCAATAAAAACACTACGCCGCGCAAGCGCGACGATACTGTATCTGTTGATTATTTGATTTCTGTTGGTTGTGATGCTCAAGCTGCAAAAGACTGGCTGGCGATACGCAAACAGAAAAAACTACCCTTAACAGCGACCGCATTAAAAACAATCCAGAGCGAAGCGGACAAGGCGGGCGTCACATTAGCTAACGCCATTGAAATTGCAGCTAGCAATTCGTGGGCGGGATTCAAGGCGAGCTGGCTACAGAATCAAGCCGCGCAGGAAGCGAAACAGCCTGAAAGTTTTATTGATCTGCACACAGACAGATCATGGGCGGACGGAATGACATCGTCGTTCATGAGCGGTCAGCGAATTGACGCGCAACGGCTGCTAGCGCATGACTAACAGCGCATTAGATATTCATTGCAATCGCGATATTGTTATTGTAGTATTACGCGAATAATTATTTTTTAGGATCGCTCGTGAATGTAAAATGCCCAATCCACATCATGCTCACGCCGGAAGAGTTCTCGATGTTACCTGACCCGCTAACAACAAAACGGCAAGCTGGCGGTGGTCGTTCAGGATTTATCCGGCAGGCTATCCGCGAGAAATTCGAGCGGGAAAAAAAACAGGCGCGTGAGAAAATTGAGGTGCAAGATGGCAAGGAATGATCAGCACTGGGAGGCGGCAGCGTTCGCCTTCACATGCGCGGCTGCTGGGCTTGTAATTATCGGAATCGTCTTGTTTTTGAGCTGGATGTCATGAGCAGATCGAGTGTTACAGTGACACAAGCCATGCGTGACTACATTGCAGAGCATTGCTTTGATTTATCTGACGCGGCAATCGCCAAGCAGCTAGGGCTGTCACGCGATCAGGTTATCATCCAGCGCCAGCGCGTCCTAAAAATAAAAAAAACCTACAGTAGCAGAATCAAACCCAAACCTCCCGCAATAATGCGGTATCCATTGGAAGGTTTTAGCGGTGTGATGCAATCGTTCATATCTGGGAGGTTTGCGTGTTAACTGGCAAGCAAGAAAAATTCTGTCAGTGTGTCGCTGACGGAATGACACAAGCTGACGCGTACAGAGCGTCTTACAACGCCGGTAAGATGCAGTCAAAAACGATACACGAAAAAGCCAGCGCGCTGATGGCGGACGGCAAGGTGGCGGCAAGGGTGGCAGAGCTACGCGGCGCGCTAGCGAAAAAGGGACTGTGGACGCGCGAGAAGAGCGTAGCGGGGCTTGTGAAGGCATTCCGCGTGGCAGAGGATGCTGGCAACGCAGCGGCGATGACAGGCTCGATTAAAGAGCTTAATGCGATGCACGGATTCAACGCGCCTGCGAAAGTTGACTTGATGAACACTGACGGCAGTATGACGCGGCACACCGTCACTTTCGTACAATCTAAAAATGCAGATCAGCCTTCCGGCTAAACTGCGTCCTGTATTCGAGCCGGAGTATGTGCGGTATCGCTGCGCGTACGGCGGACGCGGATCAGGCAAGACCATGTCATTTGCGCAGATGTGCATTTTGCGGGCATACACCGGCAAGATTAGGATTGTGTGCGCTAGGGAGATCATGAACTCTATCAGGGAGTCGGTACACGCTGAATTGTGCGCTGCTGTTGAGTCGCTTGGGGTGTCTAGTCAATTCGACTGCGGTAAAAACTATATCAACTGCCTTACTTCGGGCAGCGAGATTTTCTACATTGGCTTGTACCGCAATCTTGACAATGTTAAAGGCTTGGGGCAGATCAATATTTTGTGGATCGACGAAGCGGAAAGCGTTAGCGAGCATAGCTGGAAGAAAATTATTCCATCGATCCGCGCTGATAAATCCGAAATCTGGGCAACATGGAATCCAGAGAGGCTAGACTCGTATGTGCGCCGTAATTTTATTTTTCAGCCGCCTGAATCAATCGCAATTGCTGAAATAAATTGGCGGGACAATCCATGGTTTCCCGCGGTGCTGGATAGCCGGGTGACGTTGCAGAGCTTTGATGACCATGATGCTTATATGCATGTGTGGTAAGGCCAGTGCATCACAAGATCAGATGCACAAGTGATGGCTGGGCGGTGGGAGGTCAAAGAATTTGACGACGCTGGGATGGGAACGCCGCTGTTCGGTGCAGACTGGGGATTCAGCCAAGACCCCACGGCTGTTATCAAGTGCTACGCGCACAATCAAGCCTTGTGGATTTCTCACGAGGCGTTCGGGAAGGGGGTGGATTTAATCGACCTGCCCGCTATGTTTGAGCAGATACCAGAGATACGGCAGCACAGGATTTACTGCGACTCTGCACGCCCTGAAACGATCAGCCACATGCGCGGACAGGGGTTTGATTGTGTGGCTGCTGATAAATGGAGCGGTTCAGTCAAGGACGGCATTAGTCACCTGCGCGGGGCATACGACAAGATATATATTCATCCACGCTGTGGTAACCTAATCGCCGAAATGGGCAACTACTGCTATAGAGTAGACCGTCATACAGACTTGCCGACGGATGTGATTATCGACGCGCACAATCATGGGATAGATGCGCTAAGGTATGCGGTTGGGAATCGAATTAAACGAAAGCATGAAACGGCTGAAAAATGGGCGAGAATGATATGAGTAAGAAGCATAGAAAAACAAAGTTAGTTGATGCAAAAACCACAGACGGATTTGCAAACTTTTCTGCGCGAATGGGGCTTGGTGCGGATAATGTTTTCTCGCGCGGCGGGTACACAATGTCGATGCTGTCAAATGACAGGCTGACGCTGGAGAACATTTATCGCGGCTCATGGATTGGAGGAAAGATCGTTGACGACTACGCGATGGATATGACGCGGGCTGGCATTGATATTTCTCTGCCAAAAAACGATGAAGCAAAATTGCTGGAAAAGCAATTATCACGCTTGGGCATTTGGGACGGCATCACCGATTGCATAAAATGGTCGCGATTATACGGTGGCGCGATTGCTGTTATTGAATTGGATGGGCAGGACACAGCTACGCCATTGCGCGTTGATGCTGTGGGGAAAAGTCAATTCACTGGCTTGACTGTGTATGACAGATGGCAATTGCAGCCGAGTAGTAGTTTGATTCAGTCAGGCGTTGATTGTGGATTGCCTGCAAGCTATCGCGTGATTTCTAGCGGGCGCGTTATTGATGCAAGCCGAGTGATTAGGATGGTGGGAAATAAACTGCCGTACTGGATTGCACAGACTTTGGACTATTGGGGTCAGTCGGTAATAGAGAGGCTGTATGACAGATTGCTGGCTTACGACACTGTTACAAGTGGCACGGCTAATTTAATTCAGCGAGCGCACTTGCGGCATGTTGGCATTGATGGCTTGCGCGATATTTTATCAGCCGGTGGACAAGCGGAGCAAAACCTGCTGACGATGTTCCAGTATGTGCGAGAGCTGCAAACCAGTGAAGGCTTAACGCTGTTAGACAAGCAAGACGAGTTGACATACCAGAGCTATTCGTTCGGCGGTCTGGATAATGTTTTGTTGCAATTTGGACAGCAATTATCAGGCGCGTGTGGCATTCCACTTGTGCGGTTGTTTGGGCAGTCGCCATCAGGCATGAGCGCAACGGGCGAGAGTGATTTGCGGAATTACTACGATACGATTTCAGCGAATCAAGAATCTACATTGCGATCAGGGTTTGATAAAATACTATCAGTATTATATCGCTCAACATTTGGACAGCCTTCGCCTTCTGAGATGGATTTTGATTTTCGTCCGTTGTGGCAAATGAATGACACCGAGAAAGCTACACTTGCAAAAACGGTAGCAGAGACGGTTCAGATTGCTGTTGATATGGGGGTGATGGATTTAGCAAATGCTGCGCGTGAGTTTAGTGCTATCAGTGCAGAGAGCGGTATATTCAGCAGCATGACGGCAGAAGTAATTGCTGGGCTTGATGAAGAACCGCCAATGCCGATGGTTGAAAATGTTGAGCCGCAAGCGTGAAAGTCGTAAAAAATACAGAGCGGGAATATGCCAAGGCGTTGCGTAAGATTGCGCGTCACGCTGCAAGCATTGTTGACTTGTATGCCGATGGTGCGGTGATTACGAATCCTACGGGAATGCAGGCGGCGTTGATTAAGTATGCCGAGGAATTGGTGCCTTTTGCGAATCGCGCTGCAACTAAAATGATTTCTGCAACACAAAAAAGCATTGATAGAGCCATTAAATCGCAATCAAAAACAATGGCTGTAAAATTGCGGGAAGTGTTGCAAAGCCAAACAGGCAGGGTTGCTATTGATTTGCACCGCGCTCAAGTTGAGCTAATTAAATCGCTGCCGATTGATGCCGGTACACGCGCGCAGAATCTCGCGATGGAAGCTGTAACAGGTGGTAGGCGACCTGCCGAGATTGCAGCCGAGATTGCCCGCACTGGTGAAGTTACGCAATCCAGAGCGTTGCTTATTGCCCGCACAGAGTCGAGCAAGGCTAGCGCGGTACTGACAGAGGCGCGGGCAAAGTCAGTTGGGGCAACGCATTACATTTGGCGCACCGCTGGGGATGGGGATGTCAGGGAGTCTCATGCGGATATGGAAGGCGAGGTGGTGGCTTACGACGACCCGCCAACACTCGATGGAATGACGGGCAATGCAGGGGAGTTCCCAAACTGCCGGTGTTATGCAGAGCCAATCATCCCAGATTAGTCAAGATATTTATTTAACAATAATTATAGTTTGATAGTTGACATTATATGAATAAATAGTGTTGACATGCTCTATCTGTTCGTTTATAAAGTACGCCATATCAGACAAAAGGCGTATGGACTTGCGGCAATATCTGGCAACCAAGCTATCAGAGAGCATCAGCAAGACCCCTGAAGGGTACTTGCTGTGCGTTGGTGTTCCTGTCGCAAAATTGGGCGAGATGCGCTACACGGCTGCGGAAACTGGTGATGGCGAGTTAATTTCGGTTAACACACCAGAGGTTTTATTTTCTGCTGAGACCGCTGCAAGTTTTGAGGGCAAGCCGGTAACGGTTCAGCATCCCGATCCAGCCTCAGAATTTTTCGATGTCACCCCTGAGAATTGGAAAGCGGTTGCTGTAGGCACGATGGGCAATGCACGCGCAGGGACGGGCGACGATTCTGAACACTTGCTCGCAGATATTTTAATCACCGATGCGGCTGCAATTGAACTCGTGCTAAACGGATTGCGCGAAGTCTCTCTCGGTTATGACGCTGAACACGGCGAGAAAGATTCAAACAATCGAGCAATAAGAAAAAGAATTATCGGGAACCATGTTGCGCTGGTTGATCGCGGGCGTGCGGGTTCTACTGTTGCAATTCGCGATTCAAAACCGGAGGAAAAAATGGCGGATAAAAAAACGCTAGGCGCTTGGTTCAAGTCGCTGAAAAAAACTATTGACGAAATGCCGACCGATGAAGTTATCGAAGAAGCTGTAGAAGATGCTGACCCGATTGCTGATCTGGTAGCACGCATTGATGCGCTTGAGGCGCGTATCGCTGCGCTGGAGTCTGACGATGAAGCTGAGGATGTTGCTGAAGAAGTGACGGATGAAGCTGTGGAAGTTGTCGAAGATGCAGAGCCAGAAGTCTCACTCGCTGATGCGGAAATTATTGCAAGCGGTGTGAAAGATGGTAAAGGCTTGGCAATGCGTGCGCTCAAGATGGCAGATTCTGCAATCGTCGCATCCATTGTTGACGATGTTGACTCGTTGAAAGGCGATGCGCTAAAAGCTGTATTTAATGGTGTAGTTGCGCTGCAAAAAGCAATGCGTATGCGTGACGTTAAAGCAGAGATGCAGCCAAGTGTTTCAAAAACGCCGGTCACACCGGAATCATTAAACGAAAAATATGCTCAGTTTTGGGCTGAAAAAAGAGGTAATTAATTATGACTGCTATCGTTACAAACATGCCTGCCGGTTTTGCTGGTGAGGTTACTCGCTCTGATGGTGCTGTTGTTGTATCGCTGCAACTTGCTGCTGATTTGGCACACGGCTCACCCGTTAAAATTACAAGCGGCAAGGCTGCTGCAATTGAGTCAGGCGATACTGCCGCTGTTTTTTATGGTGTTCTGACTCGTTCAGCCCCGTCTGTTTCTGATTCCTCAACCGGCAATGCAGACACCGATTATGTGCAATCCATTTTACGTAAAGGCTTCGTGAATATTGCTTGCAAACAAGGCACTCCTGCAATCGGTGGCGCGGTTTATGTTCGCGTT